TGGTCGGCGGCGCGGTCGGCAGAGTCGGCGGCGTGGTCGGCGCGGTCGGCGGCAGAGTCGGCGGCGTGGTCGGCGGCGCGGTCGGCAGAGTCGGCGGAGTGGTCGGCGGCGCGGTCGGCAGAGTCGGCGGCGTGGTCGGCGGCGTGGTATAACCATTTCAAATGGGAAGCCGCGACTTTGATTGAACTCTTGCGCAACGCTCCGCAGGCGGGTTGATGCCAATCCAGAAATTCAAGCAATGGCTGGCCGAATCGACTCCCGCTGAGAAGCGGGAGCTCGCGATTAAAGCGTCCACGTCCGTCAGTACGCTCTGGCAAATTTCCTACGAGGTACGCGGTAACGGCAAACCGTTCAACGCATCTTCGGAACTCGCTGGCCGTATCGAGCGGGCGATTACGTCGATCAACAAGCGCCGTCGTCATGCCCCGCTTCCCGAAGTTCGGAAAGGGGATATTTCGAAGGATTGCGCGAAGTGCCGTTTCTACAAGGATTGCGAATGATCCTCACTACTTTAGCCTATGTACTCGGTGGCCTGACCTTGGGGTTCATCCTGTTCCTTTTCTGGCTGGTTTTCTTCGAGAGATATTGAAAATGATACCCCTTGTAGATTTTGCGGTACGGCTGGTGCAGCTCAAGAACGAAGGCAAGTGGAGCCAGAAGGATCTGGCGGAAAAGATCCGCGTTAACCCGGCCACGTTGTCGAACTACGAACACCGGCACTTTGTACCGGATCTGTGGACATTGCTTGAGATCGCGAAAGTGTTCGATGTGTCTCTAGATTACCTTTGCGGTTTGTCAGAAGTCCGCAAACCCGTCGTGAACATGCTGCTCAAGGACTGGCAGGAGAAACATCAATGAAACTCCTTCCCGCAATCCTGCTCGCGCTCTGTACTACCTCGCACGCCCAATCGTTCTTCCAGATGGAAGCCGGGGTAGGCGTCACGCACTACCAGACAGAGAACGGCCGCTGGTATCAGAACGGCATGCCAGATAACAAGGTCACGTCAACCGCGCCCGCGATCTCGCTGGGGGTAACCGGCCCTGTCGTCTCACGTGGAGCATGGGGTGTTGACTGGCACGCGGATTACGTGAACCTTGGGCGCGCGGCGGCCTCCTGCCAGTGCGATACGAACGACGCGGACTACATCGCGCACACGACAAAGCACACGGCGTTCTACAGTGGCTCAGGACGCGCGCAGGGCGTTGCGTTGACCGTGGGGCCTTACCGGTACTACGCGGGTTTGCGTTGGGGCGTAGAAGCCGGCGCGTACGTCTACCACTCCAGCTGGAGCGAGTCGGTCGCCGGCTGGACAGTGGGCGGGCCGCCGGTCAATCTGTCGCTATCTGAAAGTCGCTGGAACGTAGCGCCGGTCGCCGGTCTGTCAGTCGGCGATGGCAAATGGGCGGTAAGCTATCGCCATTACTTCATGCGCTACCGCAAGGCGGAGATGGTTCCGCCCTTGTGGAACGACGCCGACGTTTTGATGTTCACGAGGAGGTTTTGATATGGAAGCGCTTTCGGTTTTAACACTCGCCATCCAGCGCCTGGCCTACGCCGCGCTGGCGTCCACAATCGCCTGGTATCTGCTACACTAACCCCGTCTCCTTCTGTTGTCTTCGGCCCGCTTCTCTAGCGGGCTTTTTCTCGCCTGTCTCTTGAATCGGGTGTAGATTGTCCGTTCCTGTCCGACACAACAAAGGAGATGTCCCGTGCTGATCCCGATTGCCGATGTTCTGGCGCTTATACCCGTCGCCCGTTCCACCCTGTACCTGCTGATGCAGGAACCTGCTTTTCCGAAACCTGTGAAGATCAGAGGCCGGATCTTCTGGAAGTCCGAAGAGATCCAGGTATACATCGATTCAAAGCAGGTCAAAGCGGAGGCGTAATGATTGCTGCACTCTTCGTTGAAACGGACGGCGCGTATTTCAACCTGCCCGATGTCGATCCATGGGATATAAGCCGCGACGCACGCCGCTATACAGGTCCGCATTCAGTTGTCGCGCACCCCCCTTGCCAGTTATGGGGGCCGTTTGCCGCAGTGAATTACGCGCGCTGGGGCGGAGAGCATAACCGTCCGGGTAACGATCAGGGCTGTTTCGCTTCCGCTCTACGTTCCGTCATGGCGCACGGTGGCGTTCTCGAGCATCCTTACACTTCTAAAGCATGGAGCGCGCACGGGATTGAAATCCCGAAAATTTCCGGCTGGCACCGCCACGGGCTGCACGAATGGACGTGTCAAGTGTGGCAATCGGCATACGGGCATCGCGCAAACAAGGCCACAGGGCTTTTATACGTAGGCACTCGCGCGCCGTTTGATCTCAATTGGGATCGGGCTCCGGGTTCTCACCAGATTGGGTATCACGACCAGCGGGGCAAAGCGCGCAACAAACCGACGTGCGGGAAGAAAGAAGCGAGTGCCACACCCCCTGCATTTCGCGATGTGCTGATTGCTCTCGCGCGGCACTCAAGGGAGATCTGATGCCCCAATTCCTCAAAGACTACGGCGAGCGCCTCGTAGAGCTCGGCTACACCGTCCTGCCAATCAGGCCGGGAACCAAGCGCCCGGACCTGAAGAACTGGCCGCACCATGCTACCACTGCTGACGACGTACGTGCCTGGTACAGCAACGGGCGGGCGGGCCACGGGGCAGGTATCAACGCGCGCAACACGCCAGCCATCGACGTTGATGTAATGGACAGGGAAATTGCGGATGCGATGAGCGATGCGATAGACCGGATCTTTCCGGGCGTGGCGCTGCTCACGCGCACGGGCCTGGCTCCCAAGTTCCTGATTCCGTTCCGGTCTGATGAACCGTTTCGCAAACTCACCAGCTCTGTCTATACGGATGGCAAGCATGAACACAAAGTCGAAATTCTCGGAGACGGGCAGCAGTGGGTGGCCTATCACGTCCATCCCGACACCGGACAACCCTACGCCTGGTGGGATGGGCTGGGAGCCGGTGGAATTGTTGACCTGGAACATGAAGCACTTCCCGTTTTAGGAAGCGAAGATGCTCAACGCGTTATTGACGCATTCGAGGTACTTGCGGCAGATCGGGTGTCTTCAGGCCAATGGCGATCCGTTACGCGCGCGCCAGATGCAAAAGATCGATCACCCGATGCCGACCCTTTTGGTGCACACACCGCCCCGGTAGCGGATCTGACGCGCGCTCAGATCGAAACCCTGATCCACAAACTGGACTGGGATTCGCGTGATGACTGGGTGCGCGCCGGCCGGATTCTCCACCACCAGTACAACGGGGGCGATGAGGGTTTCGAGATCTGGAACGCATGGGCGACTAACTCCATCAAGTGGCAGGCCGAAACGGAAGCCGCAGTCTGGGAATCGTTCGGGCATCGACACGACGCGCCAGAAACGATTCGTGGTTTGATCAAGGATTTCGGGCAACCGCCGGCGGAAAAAGCAAAGCCATTGGAAACCGAGCGTAAATTCCGCTTTTATCCGGGCGCTGAATATGCAGAGGATTTCATCGGCGGTCCCGAACTGGTTGAGGATGTACTTCCCCGGCAAGGAACCGGAATGATGTTCGGGCCTTCCGGTTCAGGTAAAACTTTCTGGATTCTGGATCTGGCCTTTCACGTCCAGAACGGCGCGAAGTGGCGCGACAAGGATGTCGCAAAGGGTGATGTGATGTACATCGCGGCTGAAGCCGGCCGAGGCATCAAAAAGCGCATCCAAGGCGTACTGAATGCCAATCCTGGCTGGACTGCGCCTTTCTTTGCGGACATAGCGCCAGACCTCGGAAACCTGGACTGGATCCGAACCATCATGGAATCCGCGCAGGCTGTCGGCACTCCAGCCATGGTGGTTATCGACACCATGTCGGCATCGTTTGCCGGCGACGACAGCAGCCAAGCTGACGTAGCGCCCATGATCCGGAACCTCACATCGCTTTCTCTGGCGCTTCAATGCCTTGTGGTATTCGTGCATCACACTACGAAAGAAGGAACCAGCTGGCGCGGTTCTGGTGCGTTCTTTGCGGATGTCGACGCCGTATTGGAACTGGTATCTGTCGGAGAAGGCGCGGCCCGCAAGCAGCATATTGTGCAACGCAAGCACCGCGACGGTGAAGCGGGGAAAGAATATCCATTCAGTCTCAAGGTCACGGAGCCGCTCGGAACGAAACCCAACGGAAAAGATATCACGACTATGGTGGTAGAGCAGTCCGACGAACGCGCGATGAAAAAAGACAGGAAGGAGGGCACCAACGCCCGCTTTTTACGTGAAGTGTTTGCTGAAATAGATGCCGGAATGGGAGAGGTAACCGCCGCAGATCTGCTTGATGCAGCAGCAGAAAAGTTCGGGAAAGGGTTCAGGCGAGATAACTATCGACGCACTTTAGGAGGCATGATCGGGTACGAAGGAGCGTATCTACCTTACGAAACTGTAATTTATCTGTAGCATAAAAACAACCTCATTTACCTCATGAGGGCCTCATGAGGGGCCTCACAAAACCACCTCATCACCTCATCTCCCTATAGATGAGGTGAGGTGGTGAGGTACTTCACTTGAAAGGAAAATGAAATGATTATCAAATTGTCTTCCCGTTACGGAGACGTGTATGTGAACGCCGCGACGATTGCCTGGTTCAAGCATGGTCAAACCGGGACGATCATCTTTTTCCCGGGCGATGAGCAGTCATACGTGGAAGTGAGTGACAGCCCGGAAACCGTCGCAAAACTGATCGCGAAAGGGGCTCCAAAGTGAGGCGTAACGATTCGGTTTTGTGTGTTGCCTGTGGCAGGGCCTTCGATGTGGGTTTGCTGGAGCTTGTACGCTGGTCGGGGCCGCTGTGGTGCCAGCCGTGCATCCTGAAGGCGGATGAGGCTTTAAATCAGGCTGCCCAGCGGGCTGCGAGGGTTGGGGAGGTAGTTGGGGACCAGAAATGAGAAACGGCCCGTTGC